TTAGTTATGAAGCTAAATAACGGTGCAGCTATTGGCCCAAGTCCTTTTGTATCTTTACAAATGAAAGTCACTACACTTATTATTCAACTTATGAATGAGTTAGGGTTAACGCCTAGAGGTAGGTTAAGTTTAAATAAATCAGGTGAGCAGGGTGATGCTAGTAAATTTATGCGCGGTCCGAAAGGGTGATCTGGCAAACTGGCGTCGTCTACGCGAAAGAGGTCGCTAAGGGGAACATTAACGTCTGCCGAGATGTACGCCTAGCCTGCCAACGGTTTTTAAATCAATACGAGAATCACGATTGGCGATGGGTATTTGATGAGGATTACCCGCAACACGTGTTGGAATTTGCTACCCAGCTACGGCACACGAAAGGCCATCAAGCCGGGCAACCAATTGTTTTAGAACCATTCCAAATATTTATCATTTGTGCGGTTTATGGTTTTAGAGACAAGAAAGACCGTGAGAAGCGCATGGTGTCAGACGTCATTGTTTATATACCACGCAAGGCAGGCAAGTCTACCCTGACGGCTTTGATTGGTTTGTACGAACTTTTCTGTGGTGAAGCAGGCGCAGAGGTTTACACACTAGCAACGAATCGAGAACAAGCTACTATCGTCTTTGATGCTGCAAAGGGTTTTATTGATTACATGCCTGCCGACTTTGGCAAATTGTTTATGCAATCAAAATATGAGATTAAGAAAGTCGGTGATGCGCAAAGTATGTTTAAAGCGCTCAGCAGAGACACAAAGAAAACGGGTGACGGTAAAAATCCATCTTGCGTAATCGTTGACGAAGCAGCTCAGATTGTTGATCGCAACTCGATTGAAGTTCTACATTCAGGCATGGTGGCTCGGCAAAACCCATTAAGAATTTACATTACTACAGCATCATTTACTAAAGACACAAAGTTTCACGAAGATATGTTAATGATGCGTTCGATGCTAAATGGCGAAGCCGTGGATAACCCAAAATGGTTTGGTTTGCTGTATGGCCTTGACCCGCAGGACGATTGGCAAGACCCTAAAAATTGGTTAAAAGCAAATCCAATGCACGGCATAAGTGTATTTGATGAAGCAATTGCACAGCGTGCTGAGGAAGCAAAACACAAGCCCGCTGCGCTAAATGATTTTCTTTGTAAAACACTTAACATTTTTGTGTCGGCTAACACGGCCTGGCTTGATCGCGCGTTTTGGGACAATGAAAAATCTATTGGCCTAACTGACCGCCAGCCGGAATCCGTGTTTATTGGGTTTGACTTAGCAGCCACGCGTGACTTAAATGCAGTCTGTACGCTTAAACGCTACAGTGAATTAGATTACGAAGCGCAATGGCAATTCTTTTTACCCGAAGCAGGGTTTGATTTAATACCAAAACATTATTCTGATATTTTTAGAGTTGCCATCGCAAGCGGGATACTAAAGTTGACCGAAGGTAATGTAATGGACGACAGAGAAATAAGCGAATACATTAAGCAACAATGCAGCGTTTATGATGTTAAGGAAGTGGGCTACGACTCTTATAACTCCGCTGCGCTAGTTTCCCGATTGTATGAGGCGGGTATACCCGTTAAGAAAGTTGGGCAGTCTATGGCGGTTTTAAACAATCCTAGTAAACAAGTAGAAAAGTTAATACTTAATCATCAAATTAAACATGACGGTAATCCGTTCGTAGGTTGGCAGTTAGGAAACTGTGAGGTTTACACTGACGTAAACAGTAATATTAAAGTTCGCAAGAACGAAGCGGACAAAGCTGCAAAAGTAGATGGAATAATTGCTCTAATAATAAGCATGCATTCGAGCCTTGATACGCCAAGTGTTTCAAATAGTTTTGGATTCCGTAGCTTTTAGTTTAAAATTGATAAACAATTGTTATCTTATTGGGTGTAAGCATGGGCGTTTTTGATATATTCAAAAGTAAAAAACCAACTCAATTAGAAGCTAATACGCTATTCGGCCAAACTCAGCTTGGAAATAACGTACTTTATCAAGGCGCAAACGGAAAGCAAACAGTTAGCCAACAGTTACTTTATGTAACAACATCAAGCACCACTACGGCAGGCCGTGTTGTTGATATGTCAATGCTTACCCGCAACTCAACGGTGATGGCAGCATGTGGCGTCAAAGCGCGTGCATTAGCTCAGCTACCAATCAGCATAATGACTAAGACCGATGACGGTACATTTGTTGACGCGCTGGCATCTTCAAAAGTAGGTGTGCGTGACAAAGCCAAGGCCAAGCAAGTTTTAAATTTACTGCGCTGTCCGAATAACTTTCAGTCACAGTATGAGTTTTGGTATCAGTGGTGCTTATGGCAAGACTTATCAGGCGAAACGTTTACTTTGTGGTGGCGTGCCAAGCAAGACGACAGTTTGCAAACACCAATTGAAATGTACAACTTAGACTCAACGCTAATTAGCGCACGTCTTACCGAGGCGCGTTATCCTTCTTATCAGCTATCAACACCAAGTTACGGATTTAATCATAACGAGCCGTTATCCGCTCATCAAGTCATGCACATTAAAGAAGCTGCGTGGCAAGGTAGCGCTGGGTTTAACAAAGGAATATTAGCTACAGAATTAGTTGCGCTTGACCAAGACATTGATTTATACGCAAACTTTATTATGCAAAACGGTGCAAAACCCAGTGGCATGTTTGTAACCGAGCAAGTTATACCCGACGCAAAGTACAAAGAAATTGCTGCGCGACTTAAAGAAGCATGGTCTAGCATGACGGGTAGCAGATCAACAGATCAATCAAAGCCCGGTCAAGGCATGTTACTTGACCAAGGCATGAAGTACCAACCACTTGACGTTTTAACTTTACAGGACACGCAAACGCAAGCCCTGAAAGAACAAACAATGAAGCGCATATGTGGGCTTTTTGGTGTACCGCCATCAATGCTAGGTATTGCTGATCAAAAGTATAATAATACGCAAACCATGATGGACGAGTTTTACAAAGCAACAATGTACCCGATGATTATCAACATCGAGCAAAAGCTCAACAGCCATCTTTTTAAAGGTTTTCCAAATCTAGTTGTGCGGTTTGACACTAAAGACTTTCTAAAAGGCGCAGCGTTAGATCAAATTAACTTTGTCGCACAAGGCGTTAGCGCAGGCATCATGACTCAAAATGAAGGTCGAGAGTATATGAACATGCCTAAAATTGACGGGTACGATGACCTAACAACTGGCGGAAAGTTTGAGCCGGTTAGCGGTAGCTCGCCACAGGATACTGGCGGAGGTGGCGGCAATCAAAAGCGCAAGGCAAATATAGGTACTACATAATATGATTGACAAAACAATATATAATTTATTAAATTCGCAAATAAAGACACCTAGTGTTAAAATACCGAAAATAATAGATTTGCTCACAATACAAGATAACGACCAGTCGATAAATCTTGGGGCAATCAATGAAAAATATCACTCTAGTTTGCGAGGCAAAACTACAGTTAGAACCAAACGCAAACGAAGCGATAAATAGTTTAGGAACAATTGAAGCACGCGTAACCACTTGGGGCGCGAGAGAAGGCGCAGACGGGCGCAAGTTTAATTACCAGCCCGAGGGCTTTGCTGACTGGGCAAAAGAGTTTGCAGATGTAGGCAAACCGATGCCAATGTTTTTAAATCATAACGATTTAGGTATGCCTGTCGGCCAATGGGAATCCGTTACGTTCGATGACGAAGGCATGACTGCAAACGGCAGATTGTTTATAGAAACAACTGTCGGCATGGACATGTATAAAGTTTTAAAAGAATCCCCAAATTTATTTGGCGGTGTAAGTGTTGGCGCATATGCTGATGAGGCTTGCTACGTCGACGCTGAAGGCATAATGATTGACCCGGCAAGCGAAGGTGACGATGCTTACTTTCAAATCACCAAAGGCGGTTTGCGTGAAGTGTCAATTGTTATGTACCCAAACAATTTAGAAGCAAGCATACAAACATTAGAATACTTTGATGACGAGGGAAAAACCAACCCTCGCGCAATTGAGATGGTCTTGCGTGATGCAGGCCTGTCAAAAAAAGATGCGACCACCGCGTCTTCTATTTTGAAGAAAGTTTTAGAACAGCGTGATGCTACTAAGCCTATTCAAAAAGCCCCAGCACAGAGTGATTCTGACGCGGTGGTAAACGAAGCTGATTTAATAATCGCTGCTTTAGAAGCACGAGAGTTAATGAAAGCCCTTTCAAAACGCATTTAAGGAAATAATCATGTCAGAACAAATCATTGCAAAATTAGATGAAATCGAAGCCAACACAATCACCAAGATTGAAGAAGGCAAAATTTCAGCCATCGCAGCGGTAGAAGAAGCTCGATCATCTTTTGAAGAAAAGGTTGCAGCACTAGAAGCCAAAGTTGCATCTATTCAAGCCCCTGCGGTTATCAAAACTTATAAAACTATTACGCAAGAAGTTAACCGTTCAGTTAAAGAACAAATTAGTAACTTCTATAAATCAGGCGCAAAAGTTGAAAAAGAATTAACCATGTTTGCCGATGAGTCGCAATATGACGCATACATGAAAGAAGCTTCAGCTTTAACTGGCGGTGGCGCAGGTGTTGGTGGTCGTACAGCTTACGACCCTGTATTCGTTGCTTTGCGTTTAGCTAACCCAATGAGAGGTTGTGCACGTGCCGTTGCTACTGACGGTTCAACATACCAGTTCCGAGCTAAGACTGGCAACACGGGCGCAGCATGGGGCTACGCAATTCAAAACAACGGCTCTGCGACTACGGTCGGAACCAACATTTGGCAACTAACGTTACAAGATTTAAATGTACAGTTCCCAATTCGTACCGCAGCGCTTGACGACATCGACGGTTTGGAATCAAATGTTGTTAGTGATATGATGGCCGAATTTTCACAAGCCGAAGCGTTCTCGATGATTCAAAACAACGATCAAGGCGCAACAAGTTTGCCTTACGGTGGCAGTAACGGTCTACGTGGTTTGAATCAATACGCAGGCGCAGCCGCTACTTATGCTGGCGGCAAAACTACTGTTGCAGCGTTCGGCACAAGTGGCACAGGTTCAAGTGCTGGCTTGCATAGCATTGCAACGTATGATCAGTTGACTTCAAACGTCAATACCGTAGGTGCTTCTAACGTAACTTATAAAGACTTAGTTAACTTTCTGTTTGCATTAGCACCACAGTACCGTGTTCCAACTGCAAAGTTTATGGTTAACTCAACTTTTATGTCGCAGATTCGTGGCCTAGTTGATGACAATGGCGCACCAATCTTTAACCGCAATATGGGTTTATCGGTTGATGGCGTGATTGGTACAATGCTTGGTTACGATGTTGTAGAAAGTACTTATCTTGATTTGCCAAGTCAATCTGCAACGGGTACGGCTGGCACAACTAGTCTATACCCGATGTACTTTGGTGACTTCCAAAAAGGATTCACTATCGTTGATCGTTTAAACATGATTTTGCGTAGGTACGATCAAACTCTACCGGGCTTTATTACTTTTTACGGTGAAAAGCGTTTAGCAACGTCTGTTGTTGACCCATTTTCAATCGTTCGCTACCGCTCCACAGGTACAGCTACTTAAGTAAGAACGGGGGGGGCGTAAAGCCTCTCCCTCACTTTAATTATTTGGACAAAGACTATGAGCTTAATCCTTGAATCAGTAAAGAAAGCCCTCACCGAAGGCGAAGCCACTGTTAATTTAAAAGAGGCATCATCTCTTACTGGCTCGGGGCAAAATGTAGGCGGTCGAGTTATATATGATGTTGCCTTTGCTTCTGCGCGTGAACATAATCCATTGCGTAAAGGTGCACGGCTTATTGCCGGTATAGGCTCAGAACAAGCCTTTGTTGTTAAAACGGGTAACGCTACATTAATTGAAAATGCGTCAAATAACCCGTGGGGCTATCCGATAAATAACAATACAGGCTTACCAAATATCGCAACATCATTTTGGCAATTGCCCACAAGGTCAATAAACGCAGGCGTTCCAGTTCGCACAGCGGTTTTATCAGATATTGATGGACTTGAAGAGTCTATTGTTGACGACTTAATGTTTGAGTTTTCTCAGCAAGAAGCCTTGTCAATGATGCTTAACAACGATCAAGCTGGAAGCACAACCGTAGTTTACGGTGCAACTGAGGGCTTGCGGGGTTTAAATTATTATCCGGGTTCAACAAGCGCAGCTGCATTTGGTACAAGTGGGTCAGCAATTACGAACGGCCTGCATACTGTCTTACAAGTCACACAAGCAACAGCAAGCGCAGTTATTTATGATGACTTAGTTAATTTGCAAGCAGCTTTACCGCCGCAGTATTTGCATAAAGAATTTACTGCTTACATGATGCACCCAGCAACTATTAGTGCATTACGTAAATTAAAAGTGTCAGGCACAGCTAACAATTTTATTGAAGTCGGCGATGACGACGGTGGCGCAGCGGTGTACATTTTTGGCCATCGTGTTGTACCTAATCCTTACATGAGCGTGCCAGGCGCTGGCAAGTTTCCTGTTTATCTTGCAGACTGGTCAAGATTTATGACCATTGCTGACGATGAAATGATGACTATCAAACGGTTTGATCAAACTTCACCGGGCTTTATTTATCTGTTTGCAGAGAAACGGGTTTGCTCGACAGTGCGTGACGTATTTGCAGGCGTGCGGTTAGTTGGTTAAAGGTTAAACAATGTCAATTGAAACCCCATTTTTAGGTACTAGCAGAAACCCATTCAACTATCAAAAAGTTGAGCAGGTTGCGCGAGACATAACGAGTCAATGGCTAACCGACGATGAAATCACACAGCAATTAAATATGTTTGGCGATACCAGTCAAGACGGCTACCTTGATAGCCTTGACCTGGCGACCCGTATGGCGATTGAAGACTACTTAGGTATGTCCATATTCCCTACCACTTATCAGGTCTACTACGGCGCGTTTAGTTCGTTTAGCACGTCACAAGTGTTTTTAGATTTGCCTCAAGTGACACAAGACATTGCAGGCGTGACGATTAATTCAGTTAAGTACTATAACAGCGACACGCCACCAGTATTAACTACACTATCAAGCTCAAACTATTTTTATGACCCATCAGGCAATCGTGCTGTTGTCGTCGGTATACCGCAACCCGTGAATGTTGCTATTGCAAACCCAATTGTAATAAATTTTACGTGTATTGCGAGTCCGTTAGCACAGTACCCAGTAATAAAACAAGCGGGTTTGATGTTGTTAACACATATATACAATAACCGAAGTGATACAACTACCGAGAATTTACGCAACATACCATTTGGCGTTTCAACATTGCTTCGACCATATAAGCCGTTGGTGATGTGATGGGCATCGCAAGATTTGAAAACGTAGTTATAAACAACCTGACAAACGGTATTAGTACGTTTGGTGAACAGACTACTGCAATTGCAGAATGGTTTACATCACGCGCGGTTGTTAAAGATGTCCGTAATAGTTTGCTTATATCTGAAAGGTATAGAATTTACAGCGATATGGTTACATTAACGTTTAATTACACACCAAATATAAAGCAAATTGTAGACAATACGAGCCTGTTTGCAATCACTTGGCGGTCTAACGATTGGCGTATTGTCGACGTATTTGAAGCAGACGACCGCATGAGTATTACTTTTACCTGCTATCGTAACGACCCAGGCACGCCGGTATGAGCCAAAACAACCCAGCTACGTATGCTCAAGCTATCCAGTATCAATTGGCAAGTATTGTTACGCCAATACCTGTTTATGCAAACTTTAATCGGAATTTTGCTACTGAAACAAAGTTTATAACTTGGAATTTGCGTAACGTTCATCAACCTGTTTTTACTGGCATCAATCAAGATAACAAAGGTATTGATAGGCCAATATTTCAAATATCAATATTTACAACCTTATTTGAAGATGCTATGAATGTAAGTAATTTAATACTACAATCGTTGCATGGTTATAGTGGTCAATTCGGTGGGGCTTCGGGCTTTTACATAGCCAAAGCTGATGTCGATTGGCTTTACAATACATATGATAATGAAATCGGGTTACAGCAAGTCATTTTAGATTGCACACTTGATATTCCGACATAAGACAATATTTAAAATTTACTGTTAAATAGAGGAATTTATCATGGCACTTCCAAATAAAATTTTGCCCGGCTTTAGCGCAAGTTTGTACGCGCAACCTACTGCTACTCCAACACCTTTAACAAATGCCGCTCTTGCAACAGTTGCAACAGTGGCAGCTTTAGCAATTCCTTCAAACTTGGTTAACGTTGAGGCTGTTCCTGCGTTCGGTCAAGATGACGCAGTAGCTAGTTTTTCAATTGCTGGTTCACGTCAATCTGATAAAATACCGACTCAATCAGCACCAACAAGTCTAACAATTACTGCCCCTTGGAATCCAAGCGACGCACAGCTTTTAATCTTGCGAGGCGATGCTTACAACGGTACTATTGACCGCACGTTTATTATTAGTGCAACCGATGGTACAAATACAATTTACTATGCGTTTAATGGTCGTGTGTCACAGTTTCAAATTGATGCCCAGCCGGGCGCTGAAGCAAAAGCAATTTTTACAGTTCACCCGCGTGGCAACCAATTTGGTTGGAGTAATACTGTATGAAGTTAACCGATGCAGTTAAAACTCTCGCAAGTACGAACAGGTCTTTGGACTCGGTAGCTCAGACTTTAATTGTCGACGCTAACGAATTACATGCTGCTTTAAAAACCGTTGAGGTAGGAAGCATTGACGAAACTTGTTTACAATACTTAGCAAAATTTAACCCTGCACCTAAACCGAAAGTTAAAAAAGAAGATTAAATATGACCACAACAATACAAAATAATAATCAACTTTTAGACTACCTTTTAACCCAAGCCAATTCCGGTACAAAGAATTGGTTTGGGTTTACTCAGCAACGAATAACGGGCATCATGCTCGCTCATGAAATTGCCTCGCGTCACGCCTATCACATGTCACCCGATGAGGTGACAGATTACGTTATGAAGCTCAATAACAGCATTTACCATCGGTTAATCAAGGGTGATGGTAATGGCAACGGTAGTTAAAGTTGAGTTTGAAGGTTGGGCTGAAACCACCGAATTATTTAAACAAATAAGTAATGATTTTGGTGAAAAAGACGCAAGTAACATTATGCGTAGCGCGGTACGTTTATCAATGAAAACCGTGTTAGAAAAAGCGCGTTCCTTAGTATCAAAAGACACGGGCGCATTGGCTGCAAGTTTACAGGTTGAAGCAAGAAAGCCGGGGAAAAAAGATTTTCGTTCTAAATATATATTTCCTGGCGATGTTGTGATCGGCGTAGTAACTACTGCAAGTGGTAAAGTTTTGGCAAATAAGGCGTTTAAAAATCTTAAAAGTGGTGGCAGTAAATTTAAACAAATTGGAATTAAAAGCGATGCAAGAGCAATGACTTTAGAATTTGGAACAGGTAACAGAGCGCCCAAACCATTTATGCGACCAGCGTTAGAAAGTTCAGCAGCACAAGTTACTGGCACACTAGGTAAATCACTTGGTGTAGCTCTCGAAAAATACAAAGCAAAACAAGCCAAGAGGTTATTAAAATGAACAGTTTTTCAAAAGCATTTAATATTAACAAAGACGAATTACGCATCAGGTCATTTGAATTTGCTGGCCACACGTTTAAAGTTCGTGTGCCTTTAACTGTTGAATCTGATTTGATGAATGAGCGTTTAAAAACACCAAATGAATTGTTAATAAAAAAATTCTTTGAAGAAATGAGCAAAGATTTAACAGAAGGAACGGACAAGGTTGTTATTACCGAAGATGACATTATTTATGATGGCAATTCAATTAAAAAGTTTTGTAAAGATAAGGCAATCGTTCAAGAGCGCATTACCCTGATGTTGCAATACTTAGTGCCAGAGGAAAATAATTTCGACATGAATACTATTACTTACGAAATGATTGACGAGCTTTTCCCCTATGCGATTCAATTAGAATTAGTAAAGTTAATTAGCGAAACGATCAGCCCAAGTTATAATGTTACTAAGGGAAAGTAATTGGGTCAGTGCGAAGGCAAGTGAAGGCGTTTATGATCGCTCACGGTGCTGACCCTGCGGTAGTAGATGAGGAAACATTTTCAGATATAGTTGTGATGTACCACGCAGGGCTTATTGGTAACATTGGATTACTTGAAGTTTTGGGCAACCTAACCGCAGGGCAGTTTAATAAAATGTTACCTAAAGGCAAGACTGGTTATAAGTTGCGCGACATTATACCAAATACCTACGATTACATTTACCCGCCGTTAAGCGAACAAGACAAGAAAACACAGGTTAATCAAAGTCTTTTAGCTTTTGCGCTTATGAGTCCGGGCGCACCTGCAATTTTAACGAAGGGTATGTAATGGCAAATATCGCACGGCTTGGCGTAGCTCTTGGTCTAAACACTGCGGAGTTTCAGTCAGGGTTAAAAGGCGCAATGGCTGGGCTAGAAAAGGTTAAAGATGCCGCCAAAGTTGTAGGCGTCGCTATCTTGGCTGCTGGTACTGCAATGGCCTATATGACCAAAAAGTCTATTGACAACATGGACAATTTAGCCAAGCAAGCACAGATGGCGGGCGTTACAACTGAAAGTTTATCAGCGCTCGCATATGCAGCAGACCTAGCCGGCGTTAGCCAAGACACCCTAGTGCTTAGCATGGCAAAGCTCTCGAAAGGCATGAGCGACGCTGCAATGAACACTGGCGAAGCGCTAAAAGGCTTCAACGCACTCAATATTGACTACAAGAATTTAGAAAGCACTGACGAAGCAATGCTACAAATCTCAGAAAGATTTGCAGGTATGGCAGACGGTGCGAATAAAACTGCTATTGCAATGAGCTTGTTTGGTCGTTCAGGCGCACAATTAATCCCGCTTTTGAACGGTGGGCGTGATGGTGTAGAAAAGTTGCGTGCAGAGGCGGAAAAATTAGGGTTAGTAATTAGTAGTAAAACAGCTCAATCTGCCGAACGTTTTAATGACAATTTGACGAGGCTGGGCTCAATTGTAACAGGTTTAACCAATCAATTTGTTACTGTAATGTTGCCAGTATTAGAAACATTTACAGCCCAGATGTTTAATGCGTATGTAGAAATTGACGAAACAAATGAGGCAGCAAACAATCTAAGCAAAAACAAAATTTCTGAATGGGCGCGTGGTGCTGGTATAGCTTTTGGCGTATTAGCTGATTCTGTTATCTTTGCGTTAAAAGCTATATCAGCACTTGATAAAGCCTTTGCCGCAGCGGGCAATAATATAGATTACCGTTCAGCACAAATGAAACGTTTTGCATTGTCTATGACAGCACCGCTAATTGGCGACCCTTCACCAAAGTTGAAAAGTGAGATGGACGCGTTAGATAGTAAAATATTTAAGCTAGGAATAACAGCATTAAATTCTGCAAACAACGTGGAAGATTTGTTTTCCTCTGCTGCAAATATGACATTCACAAACTTAATTCGTGACTCATTTGATGGCGTAGGCAAACCAATTGAGCTTACGCCATCAAGATTGTCTAATGCACCACGCATGGCAGACCCTAATGCTGTCGACAAAACCGCAAACATGCTTAAAGAAGCTAAATTAGTTTCTGCTGAGTTTGAACGTGAACGCGTACACGGGCTTGAAATGCTTCAAATCAAAGCGGACATGGCTGGATTGGCAAACAATGAAAAACGCGTGCAGGAAGCCGTTAATGATGTTTTAGATGCTACAAGTGCGAAGCTACAGGAAATATCAGACAAGCGCGAGAAGGCAGCAGGGCAAGGTGCAGACTCTAAAACATTAGCAGAGTATGACAGACAAGCATTAGAGGTTGAACGATTAGGTAGTATGTACGAAATGATTACACGTCAAATGGAAGAGGCTACCATTGCGTCACAAATGACATTTAGTTTTGGGTGGAATAAAGCGTTCGCACAATTTAGCGAAGATGCACAAAATTACGCCACCGTTGCTGCCGATATGTTCGGTTCTTTGGTGAGTAGCATGAACAGTGCGATTGACACCTTTGTAGACAGTGGCAAGTTGTCATTTAGTTCTTTTGCTGAAAGTGTAATTAAAGACATTATTAAAATACAGTTAAAGATGCAGGCTAGTCAGTTATTACAAATGGGTATTAAGTTTGCCATCGGTGCATTTAGCGCAGGCGCAACACCGTCGGGAGGCGTGCCGGGTGGCGATGTGGGTTCTTACTCTACCTTTGCGTCAGGTGGCACGATTACTGGGGCAAGCATTGTGGGTGAGAATGGCCCAGAGTTATTTATACCTGGCAGGTCAGGCTCGATTATTCCAAACAATAATTTAAATGATTCAATGGGTGGCGGTGGCGTAACTTACAATGGCCCAGTCATTCAAAATATGCAAGCCATTGATACGCAAAGCGGTATACAGTTTTTAGCAAAAAACAAGATGACGATTTGGAGTATGAATCAATCGGCTAACCGTAGTATTCCCGCAGGTAGATAAAAATGAGTTTAAATTTAATCTTAGCTAACAGCGAATCGGTTGGCATAAACGATCAACGTTTTGTTGGGCAAGTCGTTAGTCGCAATCAAAGAATAAGCACAAGCGAAATTATTACCGTTGTCCCTTTTGCGTTTGAAATGAAGCCGATGAATTATTTGCTTTATAGCCAAAGCAGAGGTCTATTAAACTCACTGCGTATACCCGACAAAGCCTTGCCTCAATACCTTAACTTTGGTTCTACGGGCTGGGTTAACTATATTAAATATCAGGGTAATCTATCCGCAGGGCAAATTACGACATGTCAATGGCAAACCGGTTCGGCTAATAAAAGCTTAGTCCTAGGCAATTTACCTGCTATTAGCTCAAGTTTTTTTATTGTGCGAGTAGGTGACTTTTGCCAAGTAGGTTTGTATTCGTATATAGCCACAGCAGACGTCACGCGTGGCAGTGGGTCAAC